TAAACCCATTTTATCTGATTGTGGTGGGTAAACTCTTACTTGTTCATTATTGAATCCCATAAATAAAGATTCATTAGTTACAAGCATAGCACCTTGTTCAATATTTACATTATCAACTTCTGATTGTAATACTTCTTGAACGTGTACTTTAAATGCTGTGTTTTTTACCATTACAAGTTATGCTTTACTATTATTTCTTTAATCTTGTCAATCAATTCTTGCTCTTTTTCTTTCTGCATACTCATTTCTAATTTATCAGCAAACATTCCTTCAATCGAAAATCCTTTTACTTTACCTGTTTTTACAAAGTCATTCCAAATAGTATCATTATTAACTTTCATAGAAACCATCCAAGTACCAACTGAAGCATTCAATCCATATTTTTTAGATTTATCCATTTCAGTATCTTCTACAATCCAAGATTCAACTACTGATAAATCTTGTAATTTACTTTCGTGTTCTAATGTAGCGTTGTTTTGATTACTATTCATTAAAAACAATTCACTTGCCTTTCTTACTGTTTCATCTGAAAAGAAAATATAATATTCATCATCACCATTTCTTCTGTAAATGTTTTTATTTGGAATTAAAGCAGCACCCATTAAGATACGCTTTTCATCATCTACTTTAGCTAATTGTAATTGTTGATTAAGTGCTATAAAGTTTTCTTCTATTGCAGGAAATTCTACAACAGATATAGCTTCTACACCTGCTAAATCTTCTTTTTCGTCTATAATTAATTCTACTATTCTCATTTAATTTTTATTTATAAATTATATTTTTGTGTTTTTGTTTAACCACCTATAGTTGCAGTCTTAACTATATTTCTATCTAAACTTTGTGCAGTAGTAACATCATTCGATACTACAAACGCTTTAACAGGTGGTTGATTACCTAAACTTTGTGCAATTTGATTTTGTCCTGATGTACCTACAACGTTGAATTGTGGAGCGGCAGCAGGAGTTGCAGCAGCAGTTGTAGCAGATGCAGCAGCACCACCACTTGGAGCAGTACCTACTGAACCACCACTTGCCGAACCACCACCTAATTCAGATAATGCTTTTTTAGTCGCTAATAATGAACCTGCTACACCTAATGCACCACTAATTGTATTTATAGTAACCCAAGGTTGCCCAACTGTTAAAGGTGATGCAGCAATAGCTTTTGCATTAGCTGCTTTTGTGTTTATAATAATTCTCGCAATACCTGCTGCGTTTTCTGCAATGATAGCAGCTTTTTGTAACGCTTTATTTTTTTCGCCTAATTGTTTTAGTATTCCAATACCACCTGCTACGTTATCTAATACTGCATTTTGAATTGCTAATTTTGCATCTGCTTCAGCTTGTGATATTTTAATAGATTCATCAGAAGTTTTCTTTTCGTTTTCAACTCTTCTTGAATCTTCAGCTTCTAAAGCATCTACCATTGCAGTAGTGTCTTCTAAGAATTTAGCATCAGCAGCTTCTTTTTCTAAAGCTTCAGTAACACGTCTTTCTCTACCTGCATTGTCTAAAGATATTTGGAAATCAATTTCTTCTTGAAGTCTTTTCTTTCTTTCTTCTAATGCCTTTTCTTCAGCTTCCTTTTCTTTTTGTCTTCTTGCGTCTGCTTCTTGTGCAGCTTTATCTGCTGCTGCTTTTTTACGCTCGTTTTCTTTCTCTAATGCTTCTGCACGTTTAGCAGCGTTTTCTTTTTCTAAAGCAGTCATCTCTTTAGAACCTTTGTCGTATCTGTTTTTAGCAGCATCAAAGTTTTTAGAGAAACCTGTTACAGATTCTTTTGCATCTTTCCAAGCACCACTAAAATCACCTGAAATTAATTTACCAACTGCTGAACCTAATTTACCTATAGATTGAAATACTGCAGTAACACTTGAATAAACTACTTTAAAGGCATCACTAACATAAGGTAATGCTTTTGTAGCTAAATCAATAAACGTGTCGAATAAAGGTTCTACAACTGCAAATACACCACCAAGTATTTTTTCAAACGCTTGTAATACAGGTTGTAGTTTCTTTTGTGCTTTTTCGTTGTTGCTAAATGCAGCAGCTAATCCTGCAACTAATGCTACAATAGCACCAATAATAGAAGCTTTTAATGCACCATTGAAACTTGAGAATGTCCTTTCTGCACCACGAATACCTTGCCCTAAAGTTCCTAATGGTCCTGAAGCATTTTCTAATTGACCTAAAAAGTCATCATTTGTAGCTTTAGCATCAGATATAGAATCTTCCATATCTCGAATACTTGCACTTAATCTATCAAACTCTTTTGAACCTGCTGCAGTTTCTCTTAACTGCTTTTTAAGTTCTCTTAAGTTTTTTATTGTGGGTTCAAGGTTTGTGTTTACCTGTAAATCTACTTCTACTGTCTTTGCCATTTAATAAGTCTTTTAATTTGATTTATTCCTTTATCCCAACTACTTGGCAATTCGTATTTACCCTTAGCTATTTCTATTGTTTCACTTTGTCCGTAATGATTATCCATCATTAACAGATTTAATATTTCTTTTATCATATATTATTTTCTAAATACTACATATTCAAATGATAAATTTTGTGTAAAGTTACCACCCTCTCTTACTATCAAAGCAAATCCATTTTGGTTTTTATTTCTAACAGTCCACCAACAAGTAGTATCTTGAGTTATATCACCAAGTGAAACTAAACTACCTGTTACAATATAATCTGCAGTATCTAATGAAGCGCTAAATGGTACTGTGATTGTACTAACAGGGGCAGCAACATTCCCTACTGCAACCGTTCCTTTTGTTAAAGGTGCAGATGCTATTACACCATCTAAATAATTTAATAAAGCCGTTTCTACTTCCCTATGTTCAGATGCTAATATTTCAGTTCCTGAAGCTAATTTAGAATCTATTAACGCTTGTACTTCTGCTTTTGTCATAATTTTAATTTATATAATAATCTTCTGAGTAATCTTCTTCTGAATAATCAAATGCTACAGGTGGCACAGGAATTGGCACTTCTGTTCTAAAGTCATTTATCAATTCAAAGTCTACTTCACCACTTGTTAAATCTATTTTCATATTATTAATAATATATCTCTTATCTCGTATCACTAATCTATTGTTTAGTTTTAAATAAGTTAATAAACTAATAGGTAATATAGCTTTTACGTTGTACTTTCTTGACTTTAAATTATAAAGGTTTTCTAAATAAAATCTATAATAGTTAGCATATAAAGAACCTGAAATTGGTGTCAATAAAAGAGAACTAATTTCAACACCAAAATTCAAACTATAATTTAAACCACCAATTAAAGCATCTTGACCAAAACAATTGTAGTTTAATATGTTTACAGGTGTAGTTGCATTCTTTAAAAAGAAGTTACAAGATTGTAAAGTTCCAAAGTCATATAAAATAACAGGTTTAGGAATGTATTGTTTAAAGTCTGTTTTTAAAGAATATCCTAATTGTAAATTCTGACCTGAAAACTTATTGAATAGTAAATTTTCAAATGGTAATTGTATATTGTATTCTGAACCTTCAGCATCTAAATCTGCTCTTAAGTTTCCGTACTCAAATCCATTGTTTCCTAAATAAGCAACATTCATAAAACTTTCACTTTTAGTATAGTTGAAATTTATACTTTTAAAAGTTTCTAATTTACTTATTTCTAAGTCATCTGATACAATATGTTTAGTTACATCTATTATATCACCATCAGCATACCAATTTTCTAACTGCTCTATTGTGTATATGTTTTCTTCATATCCTAAACAAGTTAAGTTAAACATTTTCAATACACCACTAAAGAAATCTTCTACTTTTATATCAGGCATATAAGAAGCTAAATTTAAATTAGAAGTAGTAGATTGACTTGCTACACTATTTATAACTAAATTTTTTTGTTCAGTTGTTCCACCCATTTGGAATGAAATTTCTGATTGAACAAAAGAAACAAAACTAATAGGTGAATCACTAATAACTTTAATCTTATAAACTCCATTTATATTAATATCATTAGAACCTGTGCCATTAGTAAATATTCTTGCTACATATTGTGGTGTAGCAGGTGAATTAACAGATGTAAAAGGTATAGAGTATTGAAGTACATCGTCTTTAAAAACATTTAAATAACATTGTATACCACTAACATCACAATCAATGTAAAAATCAGTATTGCAATTTTCAAAAAAAACATCTCCATAAGCAACGCTATTATACCATCCTAAACCATTATATGCAAAAGTATCATCTGCAACGTTTGGAACTATAACTGCATTATTAACAGGATTAATAACGTCATCTTCTACTGTGAAGTTTAAAAAGTCTACTTGTAATTCTTCACTTTTAGCTTTAAATACATCAGCATTCTTTAACCACAAAAATGCACGTGTGAATCTTTGGTCATTTAAAAAAGAACCATTTAAAGTTATATTGTAATAATCAGCAATAGATTCAAATACTTTACTAAGTCTTAAAGCAGGGAATAGTTCAGTATAATCTATAGCTTTAGCACTTGTTGTAATATCTTCTGCTCCTGTATCTGCCCATAATCTATTAGAAGTAATTAAAGGAAACTTAACGTCAGATAAAACTTCACCTTTTACCAAATCAACAACCTTATTAGCACTATATTCAATTGTATGTGCTGAGTAATCTAATTCAGATAATTTTTTACCTGCAAAAGTATCTTTAAGTGAAACTAAACTACCAAAGAAAGTTATAGTATAATTTTCAGGAACTCCATTTTTAATTGTTGCTTTTTCTAATTGTATGTTACCATTTCTAAAAGGTATAGTGTCTAATTCAATATAAGCTTTCTTTCTTTTACGAGCATCAAATCCACCATCAATACTATTCTCATACCAATGTGAAAATATAGCATTGTTATGGTCATTAGCAGGTACAGTAAATGATTGACTAAAGTCTGTGTAAACCTTTGAAATATCTGATGCGTTTTGTACTGAACTATTTATTGAAATTTTTTCATCATCAAATAATTCTATTCTTCTTGCTACACCATTAATGTAAATATATATTCCTACTGTTACCATTAAATAACGTTGTTAATTAAGTTAAATGCGTAATCAAATTCTATTTCATAATTGATATTTCTATCTATCAAAGATGTTTTTAAAGTAGTACCTTGTGTCTTAACTTTAACAGGTAAACCATCTAATAAAACAACTTCACTAACTAACAAATCTTGAATTAAATCAGAATAATTTTCAGGTACAAATCCTGAACTTAGTTTAACTGATTGGTTTCCATTTACATTAAACACTTTACTTTGTCCTTTAGATACGTTGTAATCAATTGAACTTGGTAATAAGTTATAGTTGCTACCTTTTACATTTATAGTATCTACACGTGTCTTAAAAAAGGTTAAGAATTGCCATCCACCAAATCTGTTTATATAAGAACAAATAACAGGTGCATATTTAGGTTCACAAATTGGTATAACTCTATACACATATTGTGTTTCACCATAAGATAAAGTTAAAGTGTTTCCTTTGTAGTATTTATCATTGTCAATTGTTAATGGTACTTTTAACATTCCTTTAACTACAGAAAAGAATTTATTTGTTTGATTACGACCTCTTAAGTCTTTGTAAACAGCTTGTATATCTTCTGCAGCATCTACATCAATTAATACATTCACATAAGGAAGTGCTTTATCAATATCGTATCTAATTTCTTTTGTATTATCCGATAATAGCATAAACTCATCTGAAGGATTAGTGTAATTATATCCATCAGTAAAATCAGTATATCCATTCGTGCCTAAATAAGTAGTAGTGTCTAATAATTCATAAACACCTATAGAGGTTTCTTTGTATCTTTTTACTTGAACATTTACCCACATAGAATCAGAATCTAATTCAGCACTTGAATAAATAGGTGCTACATTATCTATGTATTCTTTTACAAAAGGACTAATGTTATAAATGTTTTCTAATTGTGTATCTGAAGCTTTAGGTTTACTAAATACATAAGTTGCATCTGTAGGTGCTGAACCTGTACCATTCCATAATCTAAGTTCTATTCTTGAACCAACTTGACCTTCTTCATTTATTCTTATGAAGTAAGGACTTCTTGAGTATATTATCATTGTATATTTGTTAAATTAGAATCTACCATTGTATCTATATCCTGACCAAATGCCTTCATTAAATCAGTGTCTATGTATTTCTTATATCCTGCCTCAAATGGTTTAGTAAAAAACAAACTTGGTTTAATTCCTTTGTGAAAAATACTGCGAGAAATTAGAAATCCTGTTTGATCGTAACTCAAAAACTGTCCACTCTTTTTGTCTCGGAATTGAAACCCTTTCGCTCGTACCCATTTATCTATGCTTTTAGTTAAACCACCTTTTTTACCTGAACCTGTACCAAATTTAAACGGACTATTTGGTGCTTTTGCAGAACTTGTTTTACCTTTAACCCCTTGGTCTTGAAATTGTCCGTATTCAGCCATAGAGAAACCCACAATTGAATAATTATTCTCTGTGAGTATTTCTCCTTTCAAACTATTATATAGTTCCTTAGAAACGTTCTTATCGCTTTTAGATAAATTACTTCTACTTTGTTGTATAACGTAATCTCTAAATCGTCTTAAAACTTGTTCAACACTTTTTAATTCTTGTGCCATTTTAGCAAATCGTCATATCATTATAAGTAATCAAATCAAATGTCATTGTAACACCTGCTATTTTGTTTTCAAATCTATCTACAAAATATTCTATTGATGCAGTTCCACCTAATTCGTATAAGTCATCTGCTAAATCTCCTCTCCTTGCTGATTCTAAAAATCTTGTTGCAACTGCTTCTTGTGTATTCAAAACATCTTGTTCGTTGTCATTGCCTCTGAATATATCTTCTGTAGCTTCTTTAGATTCATCTACTATATCCATACATAAAATAGATACGTTATACTGCTTAGTGCTACCTATGTAAGAAGAACTATTTATAATAATGTGTGACAAAGGGAATATAGTTTGCTTATTTAAATCAACTTTAAATATATCACCAATAGTAACTGTGTTTACAAACGGGTCTTTATCTAATTCTTCTTTTATTCTTGTGCTTATATCGTAATACATTATTTATTCTTATTTATTAGTTTCATTTCTATTTCAGTCTTTTCTTTTTCAAAGCTTAAGTATGTTAAACTTTGATGTATTGGTAACTTGGAAACTTCATCAAATCTTCCAACGTTTCCTTGAGCAAGAGCATAGATACTTGAATACCATCCCCACCGTTTTCCGAATTGTGCTTGTTCAGAATATTCTGCACTTCCTGATTCTTCTCCAAATAATTTATCGTACTGCTTAATAAGTCGTTCCCTAAATTGTAAAAAAAAACCATAGCACCTAATACCACATCTAAAGGTGCGTGTCGCATTACATCTGCATACGTAACTGAACCTTTGTATTCTTCTATGTTATATTTAGTTCCTAACTTATTTGTTATAGGTCTATATAATACAGCCATTGCATTGTGCATAGTATCCCAATCTGTAATATAAGCATCTAAATCCATATATTCACCTGTAGACATCTCATCTAAGTTAGGTATAAACCCAAACTCTACACCACCCATTTTAAAGCGTTGTATAAACTTATTTTCTTTAGTGAATAGATTATTAATGTTTTGATTAATTTCTACTACATCTTTGTATCTAATAGAAGCCACATCTTTTAAATCTATACCACAAAATATTTGCACCATCTTTTGCTGCAAGAATTCTGATTCTTCATTATCTTTAACTATAGATAAAAACTTTTGATACTGTGCAAGTTTTATTTCGTTTAAAGAAGTTGGTATTGTTAATTCTATCTTCATTTTATTTGTTTTAGTTATTAATAAATTAATTACGTTATTGTATTAAGTGATTTATATTTAAGACATAATGTATTGTTTTGTGTGTAATAACAATCATTAGTGCATTATAAAGCATTTAATGTTAGTAAAACTATACATATATACGTTTGTGCATATAATAATGAAGTATAAAGCATTTTTATACGTAATAGCATATAATAAAAAAAGCTACCATTTCTGATAGCTTAAAAAATAATTTCAAGAAAGATGCTATCTTTCAAGCAAATCAACTTTTTTAAAAAAAAGAATTAAAATCTGTTCTATTGAGAAGATATTTAATTACAGTTAATCTTCATCTGCTCGTTCGCATTGCTTGTTGCAGTATGTTTTTTCGCAAGGTTCACCACAATACCTGCACTCGTTTTCAGGATATTCGTTTGGGTTTAAAAAATCGTACCATTCCATAATATTTGTTTTAAGTTTCAGCAAATATATAAATTAATTGGTAACCTGCAAATAATTTGATGCAATTAAATACATCTGCTGCATCTTTTTAATCTCACCTATGTTTCTTGGTAGATTAATTTGTACTTCTACATTCTTAACGTGATGTATGTAGCATTGTATTGTTGCTATGATTTGTCCGTAACTCATATTTAATAAACGTAATAAGTTCCCTTATTGGGATTTTCTAACTGCGAAGTGATTGCATAACGCATTGCATCTATTGCGTGATTATAAGCATCTATAGGTTTGTTTAGTTTGTTACCTTGTTTGTCAGTCATCCAAATGTAATTCCTTAATTCATTGATTAGATTCTTACTTCTTGATGTAACGTAAACTTTATTCTGATTAATTAAATTAAGACCATATACGATACTATCTCTACCTTTGCTAACAGGTAACACATTGTGACCATAACTATTCAACTCAGCTATTGATTTAGGTTCAGCACTATCTGCGTAAACTATATCTTGTACACCATTTGTTTTTAGTAAGTCACTAATATCTGAATTAAGCAATCCTTTTTGATATATCAACTCGTCAAATATATAAGCATCATTGTATTTGTACATAGCTATTAAAGATGTAGGGTCATTACTATATCCCCAATCCATTCCATAACAAAGTAACCTTGCTTCTTCAGGTAAGTTAATCTCTTGCCAATCAGGAATACATACACCTTCTAAAGAACCTGTTAAACCTAATCCGTATACTTGCCACCAATTAGCCCAATAAGCAGATGTCTTTGCTTTTTCTTTTGCTGATTCAATTTCTTTAACAATCGTTTCAGGTAATGCTTCATTATCTAAATAAGTTAATGTAATAAAGTCTACATCTTCTTGGTTAATGATTTCCCTATCAACCCAAAATAAAGATGATGGATTATAATCTAACCATATTTCGCCTGATGTTCTAATAGCTAATTGATAGTATGAATCGAAGTCTACATTGTTACACTCATTTACATACAATACATTTCTTCTTGCACCTCTTAACTTATCAGGTTGGTCTACAGAGAAGAATTCAATATAACTACCATTGCCAAAAGTATATTTAAGTGTACTCTTATTAAACTGATTATCGTTATATCTACCAAGTGCCATCATTATCTTTAAGAAGTCTTTTAAAGCACCTCTACGTAAATGTGGTATAGATTCAGATACAACACTAATCTCTAAGTTAGGTGTCTTAATTGCTCTATCTATTAGTATAGGTAAAATAGAAAAGGTCTTAGAGGCAGATGTTCCACCTCTAACAACCTTAATACGCTTTTTAAGACGTAATAACTTCTTTAATGCAGTAGTTACTATAAATTCCATTATCGTTTATTAGATGTCGCCTAAATCGTTTAAATCAAATATAGGCTGCTCGGTTGTAAGAGTTACATCTTTTGTCTCTCTTGGTTTACCCGCATAGTAGTTATAGAATAACTGTGTAAATTTGAAATCCCCTTTTTCTAATCCTTTTTCTAATGCAGCAAATGCTAATGGTTCTAATGGAGATAACTTTTCTATTAAAGCTATTTCTTCTGCTTTAGGTTTTCTACCTGCACCATCTCTTTTTCCACCTGCTTTACTTTTATTTTCCATTTGAAATAATTTGTTTATTCAAAGTGATAATAAATAAAACTTATAGTTGTTTAAATGTTTCGTTGTAGTATTCTTTTCCGTCAAAATAACTATCTCCGACATAAGGACTTTCCCAAGCATCAATAATCTGTTGCTTTTCCATTTCTTTGGCTTGTTCAAAAACATTATGTATAGTTTCCATTGAAATTGAATCATCAAATTCTAATTGGTCATATAACCATTCTACTGCTGTTTGTTTTTTATTACTCATAACTTTTATATTTATTGTTTAACTTTTCAATACCATTAACATTTTAGCTCTATGTTTTGATTCACATTTTTCACTACAATATAAATCATTAGTAAATCCTATTGAAATTATTTTACGACAGCAATGACATAATGTAGCACCACTACCGTCGTTTGACTTATGTATTGACTTCACAACTTTTCTATTTCTTGTTTAACTTCTTGCCAATACCATTTGTTAGCATAATTGCAATGTTCTATTAATTCATCAACTACTATTAATGCTTTTCTTTTTAAATTATTTTTAGCATAATCAGATGCTTTATTCCATTCTTCAATAGTAATAGGCATATTATTCATTTTGTCTAATAACTCTTTTGCTTTTTCTTTTGGTGTCATAATTATTTATTTTAGTTATTTATTATCTCAAACATTTCTTTAAACCTATGTTCTATATCAGAACGTAATACAGTCATTAGATGGCTTCGTGTTAAATTATTATCATAAGCACATTCATAAGTGCTATTGTATATTTTACCATCAGCTTTTCTTTTTATTAAAGTTCTATTAGGTTGACATAGTGTTTTAATGTCTGATTCTATTTGTAAGTCATCTAATACTATTTTCTTTGTTTTATACTTTGCACCATTCTTAATAGATTCTAATAGTTTAAAGTCTTCTTCTTTCCATTGTGGTCTTGGTAAATCCCATAGGTA